GCAATATCCGCCATCTTCTGCCATACCGACTTAGGAGCTTCCCACCAGATACGCCCATCCCTTCGCATTGGGGCAAGGTCGGCGGCAAGTCCAAAGTTATGAGCCGATGAACCGGGACGCGCATTCGTCACTACCTTGCCCGGTGCCGTTCTCCCCTGATCGTACAGCTTGAGTTGTTCCGCCATCGTGCGCCGGCCAGAAGTGATGATCCATTTAAGTTGCGTCGCCATCTCCGTTGCTTGTATCAGCGACTTTATTTTTTCCGCAAATTTCGGTTCCAGCGTCTCGATTCTGGTCATGCTGTTCGCACTCCTTCCAGCCGCAATGTACCCACCTGTCATAGTCATGGTGTTCGCAGTGGAACATTTTTAGCGTCACGTTTCATCTCCAATAGTTCATCAACCGCCATCTGCAACAACACTTCACACCGGTCTATGACCTGATGCTCTCCCGGCCCATATGCCCAATCCCGCGCTATGTGGCAGAGGTTGACAGCTTCCGCTATGGCGAGAGGGACGGCTTTCATTTTGAGGGTAGCCAGTTGGGACAGTCGCGGAGGCAGCAGCCGTAACGGCGGTGATGGTCACAGGGGTTAAGACACATAGTGTGCTCCTATCTCAGTTGCGCTTCTAAACGCGATATACGATCTTTAATCGCCTGAATATCCCGGTTCAAATTGTCCTGCATCTGCGCCTGCTCCTTGGCTATGTCGTAGCGCAAATTCGGCACTTGGATGAACGAGGAATAGCCGAGAAGAGTGACAGCAACAGTGCCGAGGACGGCATTAATTTTCATCCACATCAGGATGCCGCTGTGCTCTTGGCAAACGTGTTCAGCGTGTGGTGGCATAGGCGGCTCCTTCAGGCGTAGTATGTTTTCGGTTTAGGTTTCGGCGCTGGCTTCGGTTTCGGCTTGGTCTTTTTCATAAATCCTCACAGTGTTTGAAGTTCGTTACCGCCGCTTTTCATCTCGCAATCGTCAAAATACTCCGCGCAGTTGGTGCAGCGCCCCTGGTGGTGATAGCCGCACCAGTTGGTTAGGCAGGGTTGGGTGCGTTCGTGCATATCAGTTACAAGTACATCCCCCGCCAGAATCGACGGCAGAGGAACAATAGCCAAGCGTTTTCCCGTCTGACTTCCAGCAGATTACTTTGTTGGCTGCGCCACCGTTTTGAATAGTAACGGCACCAGCAGATGACACGCGAAATTTTTCAGTACGTGTTCCCGAAACGCGGGGCATCAAAACTATTGCACCTGATGTGTCGGCACCATCTCTAACTGCGCCGATGTCGGCAATCAATGATGCTGTTGCGCCTGAATCCGTAAACCCAAATGTAATAGACGAGCCGAATGTATCACCAGCATCTGTGCTTGTGTTGGAGTGGATAAAGTCGGCTACTCCGTTCTGCCCGGTTCCTACACTGGTTCGGGTAAACCGGCCCTGCGTCCCTGAACCATAGACCTCAAATGGCAATGTAGGGTTGTTACCTGTATCCCCAACCTTGCACTTACCTGCGATGCACTTAAGTGTTGCAGTCGCATCAGGGGAAACCAGAAAAGTCCCGTCTGTCCCGGTGTCGCTTACTGCGGCGGTGGTGTCGCCAACACTGATGCTGGTTAAAGCGCCGGCATTGCCATCATCCATGACATACCAACCTTCATATGTTCCGGCCAAATATTTGAAATGGGCTCCCTTGCCCGTTGGGATAGAATAAGAAGCGTCTACAACCCCATTTAATTTCTGCCCAGCATTAAGGGGTGCTATTGTCTGTGGGTTAGCATTATTGTTGCGAATATAGATAGAAAACCCGTCAATAGATGGGTAAGCTGGAAGCCTAGTTATAGTTGTGCCTCCTGTGTCGGTCAGAAAAACGGCGTTGTCACCAGTGGCAATAGTGCCAGCGGGGGCAATAACCTTAACTGCTGGCGTGCCTCCCAAATCGCCAGAGGCATCAATTACCGTCCCATCCGGCAGCTTGAAGCCCCCGGTAGTAGATTCGATTACTCCGGTGGCGGTAATTTTGGATGTGCCGTTAGTGTTGCCAATCAGCAGATTTCCGGCAGAGGTTAAACGGGCTTTTTCGGAATAAGAAGCGTCTCCATCTGACGCACCGGCAGAACTCTCCCCGGTTGCCGTCATAAATTGGATGTAACCAGGATGAGCACTAGCACCATTTGGTGCAGCTTCAGCAGCTATCCGCACAGCCCCCAAATACCGGAATCCGGCTGTTGCGGTTGCGTCATATCCCATCCCAGCAAAAAGAGTTGTTATGTCATTGGCCTGAACCGCCTGCGGAGAGGCTGCGGTATTTCTCGCGCGCCTAAAAATTACTCCTGCGGCTGCTCCCGCGTTGAGGCTGGAATACTTTTCCTCCACCCAATAGCCATTAGTGTCGGTTTTGGTATGAATCGGACCTTCGGGAGAAGTAGCGTTGATACCCACATACTTGTTTGTTTTGTCGTAGATAAATCCCGCCGCGCCGGTTGCAGCAGTCCCGTCCATAAAAACAACCTGGGTATCGGTTGCGGTAATACTCGATGAACCGGCAGGAGTCTCACAAGCCCCATCCCCTCTAACATAGGTGGTGTTATTGCAGGTGCCGGTAAGGGACAATCCGGTAATGGGAATAGCCGCCCCCCCGCCGTTCGTGTGGTTGTGGTCGTTGCCTTGGCTAATCTTGTCGGAAGCGATACCGCTGAACCCAAACTTTGCAGAAGTGCTTTCTGTTATCAGGATGCCATTGTCAAAGGCAGTAGAAGCGTTGTTCGCCTTGTAGGAAAGAACCGCCTTGCTATCGTAGAAATTCGACATACTGACAAGGTTCCCGGCATGGGTCGAAGTTATATCGGCGGGGCTGTGCAATTTCTGCCACGTTACTCCGTTGTCGGAAGATGCCAATAAAGTTCCAGTTGGAGAGAACGGGGCATAGATATTGCCATTCCCGCTACGAACAAACGACCATGTGTAATCCCAAGGATTGCCATTGCCTAGCTGTTCCTCATGTACAACGGTAAAAGTGCTATCATCGGCAGTGCGAAGGATACGCCGCATCCCTCCGGTTGCCGGTGTGCCACCATTCCCCGCAGTTGGCCATTCCCCGCTGTACAATCTATACCCATCTCCGGCGTATACTCCCACCAGAGCAGTCAATACCGCGTCTCTTGGATATGTGGTCGTGTTGGTGGTGTAGGCTGCCGTCCAGGTTGTGCCGCCGTCATTTGATTTAACTGCCGCTATTTCACCGTTTGAGAGTGGTACGCCTTGACGTTCGGCAACGTTGACATAAATCACGTTGGGGGTCTGTGTCCGATCTATGGAAATGCCATGAGTATGATTGCGCTGGTTCGTAACACCGGCATATGCCGCAGCCGTTAGGTCCGTCCATGTCGCACCATCGTCGGTGGACTTAAATATGCCGGTATTATTGTTCCCATCCACTTTGGAGTAGCGGGTGGCGTAAAGGTTGCCGCTGCTGTCGTAGTCTATTTGCAAGACGCCCTGCACGGTGGAAACTGAAGGAGTTGTCACGGGAGACAATACCCTAGAGAATGATGCGCCATTAGTGCTGCGCCACAACCCACACTCTCCGCTGTCCATTGCAGATGCGTTACCAAATGGCATGACAAACATGGTGCCAGTGTTCGGGTTTATCCAGGTACGAACATACTGCACAGCGGAGGTAAAGGCGTTGCCTGTCAGTCCCGTCAAGGTCATTTCGGTGTAAAGGTTGCCAACACTGGGAGACTTATAAACCTTTGATGTGGTGGCAAGAAGCCCGGTTCCAACGTTGCCAGTAGCGGAGGATATATTGCTAAACCACGCGGAGGTAGTGCGGAGTTTAATATTACTCGTGCCGATGTAAGTGGTCGGCTGTTGTGCTTTCAACGGATACCGCGCATCCCCCCGCGCATCGGTATGGTATTGGGGGTGATCGTCGGCTGAGTTATGCGCGATACGCTTGGCGTGTTGGGCGGCGGAGTAGGAGTTGAAGGCGGTGATGGTCTTGTAGGTGGAGGCGGCGGTGGAAGAATCCAGCTTATTGGTTTGAAGCGTTTTACCCTGTTCCGCAGTCAATGCTTTGTCAGTCCCGCCAGTCGTCAGGTCATTAACCAAATGGCCTGATGTCAGTATTGCGGAACTCAGCGCCGAGAGATACCCGAACTGAACCGCAGTTGGAGTCCCTTCACCTTTATACTTGCTGGCGTTGACTGTGCCTGTCCCTGAGTAAGTCAGCGTCCCGCCAGAACCCAAAGTCATCGTTGACGAGGTATTAGTTCCCCCGCCTACCGTGTCAAAAGTCGGGCTAGAACCAGTCGCATCATCCCGCCATGCCGGATTTCCAGAAGCGTCGGTCTTCCATACTTTAGAGGCGTTCCCAGCCCCTGAAGTCACTAGACCAGCCGCAGTAAACGAGTTGGAAGGGATTGTCGAAGACGTGTGGTTGTGCGTGTCATCTCCTACCACAATAGCGTTGTACGTTCCTGAGACATCCCCGGCAAAAGAAGCCGACGTGCCTATCTTTCCAGTAAGCTGTGTCTGGACTGAAGACGTTACCCCGCTAAGATAGCTCAATTCAGTCGAGGTCACGGAAGACGCAGCAACTTTCCCTGACGTGTTCGAGACAAGCGCCCGACTTGCGGTGAGGTCACTCCCGGTGATAGTCGTTGCTCCCCCGGTCACGGTCGCCTGTTTCGCATCGAGCGCGTTCTGAAGATCGGTCTGGTCACTTAACGTCCCGCCAATCGTACCCCATGACCTGTTTGCGGCGGTATATTGGGAGAAAGTCGTTACCGTCACCCGATCCTGACTTGTGTAATTCGTGAAGGTTTCAGCAGAGACACCGGACCTGTCGATAGAGGTATAGGCGTTAAAGACTGAAGCATCGACCTTGTTCCCAAGCGCCTCATTCAAGTCCGTCTGGTCACTCAGCGTTCCGGTAATGCTTCCCCATGTTCCAGCTCCGCCAGCGCGTTCAATCGAAGTATATGCGGCAAATATCGACGTCAGGAGCCTGCCTTGCGAGGTATACGCCGCGAAGGTCGCTTCATCGAGTTTCCCCGCAACACTTGCCGCCGCATTAGGCCGATGTTTGTAGGCACTTGACGCATTAATGTAGACCAAAGCACTCCCGTCATCGCCAGCAGTCGGAGCTTCGACCCGTTTCCCCTGGATCTTGTTGGCATCAGTCTTCGCCGGCAGTGCGACTCCCGCCCATACGTGAGGCAGAATTTCAACACAGGCGATAATCCCAAAAGCTGCGATGATCGGTAAAGTGCCGCGTTTCATGCGTTACCCCTTGATGATGTCCAGAATTTCAGCAGCAGATACTTTGAAGCCGGCCAGGTCGGAAACATCCTTGACTTTCGGCAGGGCGGGCTTGTTGCCGATAGACTTGCCGTAAGACTCGACGGGAATCTGTGCGATTGCAGCCTTGATGATGTCCAGGCGCTTGATTGCCTCGTCAGATGGCACTTTCGTTTCTTGTGGCGGCACTACTATGTCTTTTGCTTTTTCCGCAGCCACAGGAGCAATAGCTTCTTCTGCTGGCATCTCGTGCGGCTCCATGTCGTCACGATTCGCTTTAAACGGTGAAAAGGGATAGACACGCCCGGTCGTGGTCTGTTTCAGGTACTTCGGTGGGTTTTGAAGATCGATTTTCATTGCTGCCTCCTTAGATTTCAATTACGCCTGAGTGATAGCGGTAAACTCGCAGGACAGACGAGTTCCCTTGTTACAGTAAAGGCCGGTTGTCCCGGTTGTAACGTTCGTATCGATGAACAGACAACCTTTGGCAAAACCAACTCCTGCGTTAGTCGGGACAGTCGTGCCGGTTGCCCACAGGATGTCCCCCAGGTTGTCATACAGTAACGTGGTGATGCGTTGTCCACCCTTGAGGTCAGGAACGCCGCCTAATTGGATTGCGTCAAATATCTTGCTCATCGGGAATCTCCTTTTGTTTGGTTGCTCAAATCAGGGGAGAAATTGCTTTCTCCCCGTCTTTCAACAGTCAAACTTAGTAGGCTCTCAAAAGCATGTAATTCAGCTTATGAGCCGTGGATGGATCGGCAGTCATCGTCACAGTCAGGGTATTGGCGGTGACTACTGCCGACTTGATCGTGTCGGTGTCGTTGGTGGTGTGGTAGTGGACAATCGGAATGTCAGTTACCAACGCTCCCGAAATGGTGATTGCTTCCGCAGCGGCCCCACCAACAGTCGTATGTGTCCCGGCTGCAACGATGTAGTGAGTCGGTTTGAAACTGCCACGCGGCCTGAAGACTACGTAATGGAGTCCGTGAACCGTCGAAGGATCTGCCGACATGGTAACGGTGATCTTGCCGGCACCAGCAGCCACGGCGCGAATTGCATCAGTGTCGTTTGTCGCTGAATAAGTCGCAAATGCGAGGTCTGTCGCTACCACCCCGGCAATCGTGATGTCTTCAGCAGCCGCGCCCCCGGCAGTCGTGTGGGTTCCAGCCGCCACGATGTCCCAATTCGGAGAGATCCCGTTTCGCAGAGTTGCCACGTTGTACACATGGTCGGTAGAAGGATCGGCGCTTTCGGTAATCGCAAGAGTCGCGTTAGTCAGAAGTTGAGCGCAGATTGTCACAGGAGACGCCCCTGCGGTCTTGTGCTCAGTGAAGGTAAGATCACCCGGCCAGAAAAATTCAGGCATAGCGATTGACTCAGCCGCATCACCACCAGCAGAAGCGACATGACTGAGAACGTTGTGGACCCCGTACCCAAGCACCGGGCCTACCGGACGGAACTGACAGGCGTTGGCGGTTCCTTGATTCCGCCATTCGGCACACTGTCCGGTACTTGCGTTGGTTTTGATGAACTTGCACCCAACGGCGTAGCCGGCAGTCCCGTTTGTCGGAATGGTAGTACCCTCCACAAGCAGGGCATCATCCCGAACGTCGAGTTGGAGGACGTTGTGGGCGGTAGTACCGTCGCCCTGCAACGTCATGGTTTCAAATATCTGTCCCATGCTCTCCCCCTTAGCTCATGTCGCAAACGAGCATTTTCACCAGGACGGTGGGATTCGTGGTGGTCGTGCCGGAACCGACAGCCGCGACGAGATTGACCAGAACATCGGAAGTCCCGACGTTGAGCGGCAGATTGGTGGTAGCTGCGCCACCAGTTGCTACGGTATTGACGGTCAGCATGTCGGCAGTCGCGCCAATGTCGGTGGTCCCGAAACGGAGCTTCAGGGTAGAAGTCCCGCCAGCACCGACGTTGGCAACCATAATCTTGATTCTGGTTGCGAGAATGACGTGATTCGCCGGCAGGGTGAAGAGGTTGATGATGTCGGCATTGGCAATCTTTGCGGAAAGAAGAGTGTCGAGATCAAACGTCTTCTCGATCATGAACGGCTGATTTGCCTGAGAACGGGCAACAACTGCCTCAGTACTCACGGCGGTCGTAGTCGAAGGATAAGCTGCCATAACTATGTCTCCTGTAAAAGTTGCCCCCTCCTATGAAAGCGAGGGGGGAAAGAGATTAACCTTTAACGGCGTAGCAGACGCCCAGGGAGGTCGGCTTGACGACTTCATAACCGTAGACCTGGAGGCCGTCCATGATGGTGGCGAAGGAATCGGGATCAGGGAAGGTGCGGTTTTTGATGAGTTGGGAAGCGAAGGTCAAAGCCGACTTGTGACCAAAGACCACGTTCCAGCAGGTCATGGCACCGTCAGTAACCCCGGCGTAGTTGTTGGAGGCGTAAAGGTCGAAGTTGGAAATCTGACCTTTGTAGCCGTTGCGAATGACCTTGTTGGTCTGGTCGCCGGTTACATCAGCCCTTCTCAGGTCGCCTTTGTTGAGCAGGTTGAACCACCACTCCGGAAGGACCAGCCAGCGGTCGGTGTCGGGGCAGTTCTGTTCGGAGATGACGGAGCACATATCCTGAATCACGTCAAGAGCGTTGGCTTTGGTGATGACGACAGGAGTTCCGGTAACGCCCATGTTGTAGGACGAAGAGATTGCGCCGGCAGTCGCGCCGGTATTCGCAGCGGCAGCGTCGGCGTCAATAGCGTTCAAGATGGAGCGGTCGATGGAAATGGCAAGCTGTTTGCCGCCGTCTTCAGCCCAGGCAGCCATTGCATCGATGTCGTTCTGGATCTTATCGATGTCGTCAATGTTGAGGGCGTAGGCTTTCGCCTTGTCGATCAACAGTTCGACGGTCGAGGATTCGGGAGTCTGACGGTGTTCACGCAGTGACATCCCTTTGACGTAATCGAAGATAGTCACATCGGGGCGAGTACGGATAATTACCTTATCGCCCTGTTTGCTGACGCTACCCTCATAGCGGCTGTTGGAGATGGACGGCAGAACTGCGCTCAAATAGAATTTTTCGAGCAGTTCCATCGCGTAAATTGCCGGGGTGTAAACGCTTGCTCCCGAACTGGAAAGATCGGGATAACCTGCTACTCGATTGACAGACATTGTGACTCTCCTTAAACCAGTCTGCCCTCTGCCTTAGCTTGCAGAAATTCCCGCTTTTTCGCCTCGTACTCCTGTTCTTTCCCGCGATACAGACCTCGGGAAAAGTCGTTGTACAAAGCCTCAAGGTCGGTCATTTTCATGACGTTCCCCTTGTTGTTCTCGATGATCGTCTGAGCGCCACCGCCTGCCTTTGCAGGCGCGGCCAGATGAGCGGGTATTTCTCGCTTCGGAGGGGGTTCCGGTAGTTTGATGGTTGATTTGAAGCGGTTGATGATGTTCGCCATGCTGTGAATGTCGCCTTCGTAGGCTGCTTCCTGAAACGCCTTTAAAGCAAACGTCTCGTTCAACCAACCGACAAAAGCAGGGTCTACATTGATTCCTCGTTTGACATCGATCCAATCGGGGCAGATTTCGTGGAGTTCCCGGTGGAATCTTTGTTCGGCAGTCTCAGCCTCGTTCGAGTTCATCCTTTCCTCGACAGGCTTAACCGTATTTTGCGCGGCCAGGATCGACATTTCGGCTTGACGTTCGGCGTAGGTCTGACCAAACTCCGCGAGGTAATACTGATAGGTATCCGATTTACGGATCTCATCAGTGACGTGCGGGGAGCGGTACAGCGGTTTGCCTTCGTCGTCAGTCTCAGGGACCGATGCCGTTTGCAGTTCGATGATCTGGCGCTGAAGGTTGGTGATCTCGTTGGTCAATGTCGCAATCTTCTCGTCCTTTTCCCGATTCCACGAATGGAGTCGGGGGACTTCAGAGTTGTACTTAGCCAGCAGCGTTTCGTACTTCTGGTCGGGAGGAACCTCGACAACGGGAGTCTCGACTTCAGGGGCCACTTCGGGAGTCCCTTCGGTTTCGACTTCTGGTGTCGTGTCAGTCTCGCCGGCTAACGCTTGAAGACGCTCCTGTTCCAACTTGATCAACCTTTCCTTTTCTTTTCTGGCTTTCGTTGCTCCGTCTTCCATTTACTGCCTCCAAGGGGCGCTTTTAAGCGAATCCCAATGTTAAATGCCGGGGCCGGAGGGCCGGAGTCCCGGTCAGAATGTCTTGCTCATGTTCACTGTCTTACTGGTTGCTTCCTTCGCCTTGAGACTCTGAAAGTTGTTCAAGGCGTTGTCGATTTCTTCAATGATCTCTTTCAGGATTCTCCGTTTTCCGATTGCGACGTTCGCCACTCTGTCTGAAGCGGCATTGTCGATTTCTTCGCTGGCATCTTCCTTCAGTTTCAGAAGGTGCTCGTAGAAGCGCGAATCCTTGAGTTCGTTTAACTCGCCTAGAAGTCTCGTGTCGGTTATCAATATGATTCCTCGTACCAGAACAGCTTGAGATGGACGTTGACCGTTCCGGCACCGTTATTAACGACTTTGATAAAATACTTGGTTGCCGGCACAAGGACAAATTCGGTGTCAGTCATTGACCCCGCTCCTGTTTTACTGATGCCAACTCCCGTACCACCACCTAAAAAGTCTGAGTCTATTTTCAAAGTCGGGCTTGGCGTCGTCGGGGTGTGGAAAAAGGTATCCACCATCGCACTAGCAACCGCATTGTACCGATGCCGATTGACCGGAGTCAGTCCCGTCCCATTCGCTGCGACCGTCCCGCCTTCATACATCTCGACATCGACATTCGGGCCGTCACTGGTCAACAGCGACGGTTTGAAATGCACCAAGCCACTAGTAATCGCCGGAGTCACGAAGTAGATAAACGCCGTCCCTGCCGAGGCGATATTGGCGAACTTGTGCGCTACCGTGAACGCTATCTTCTGATGAATGCCGTGATGGTCCTGCGTAATAACCACCAGGTCATTCGTTAAGGCATCGACCTTGACTACTTCCGGAATGCCGTATTCGTTATCGCCGGTCATTGTCATGCCGCTATCCCCTGCATATCAGCCCCACCCGCAGGATTCCCCGCAGGGTCGAGGGTTTGAGGCGCGGGGCCGGGAGACGGCCCATTCATGCCTGTCGGAGTACCACCCATCGGAGAGGAACCTTTCTGCTGCAACTGAATGAGTTGAGCTTTCTGCTGCTCCTCGATCTTCGCCATGATCTCCTTGAGTCCATTTTCATCAGGGATGATGTCGTCAACCGGAATATCGAGTCCTTGCAGCGCCACCTTGAGCAATTTTGCTCTGCCGGGTATACCCATGATTTGCGAGTCTATCGGGTTGTTGGTAGCGGCAAGGATCTCGTTCGTGCGAACGGTCTTCTGTTCCTTCGCCATGAACCCTGCGGAACCCCTTGCTACGACTTTCGCATCTCCCTTGAGACTTTCATCAGCGTCGTAGAGCATGTTGAAGTCGTAGGTCCGAGAGACACAGCCGGCAAAGACGCGATCAATGTGTGCGATTGCTTCCTTGATGTTTCTGGAAGCGGAAGTCATGAGCATAGAAAGACCGGAAGACGTGGACCCGGCACCGCCGATACTGGTATTGCCGTAAGCCCATCGTGGAATGCCGGTCTGATCTTCCGCAATGGTTGACCAGACTTCCAAGACAGCCTGAAGCTGTTGCACGACTATCGGGATGTTGTAGACTCGAACGGCGGGAGCTTCGAGCATTTGCGCGTTGGTGGACTGAAAGATTTTCCAGGGGTGTAACTTCTCGTTCTCACCGCATCTATCGGTGTTGACTTCGATGATCGGTCCTGAAGCCAGCATCGCGTTGTTGGCAATCGCCCTGCCCGCGACATTTGCCTGATGCTGTGCGTCTGCCATTAACTCAGGAACGCCCTTGCCCCAGAAGGAACCAGGAACTCTATGATAGGAATCTACCGAGTACGGCTTTCTCCCTAATTTGTCCGGATTAAGAATTGCCCTGATGACATACGACCCGACCATGATTGCGTTGATTTCGTACTCTTCTTCAGGGTCGAGGTCTTTCATGCCCCAATCAATTAACATCGAACCAGGGACCGAACCCCAAAACTCTAAACCGTCCATCTTGTCCGACTTGTAGAGGGAGTCGGTGGAACCAAAGTCGAACATCGCTCTCTGAGAGTCGATTGAAAGCTGTTCTCTCTTCCCTCCAACGCCGTACTCACGAATGACGGTCCTGATGTTCTCTTCGGAGTAGCCAGGGACGCCGATCATCTCCCACAAGCCTTTACGAGTCAGGGGGATTCTTTCGATCAAATAACCGTCATCGGGATTTCGTGAGTCAGGAGCGGGATACAAGTCAAATGGGGAAACTCGTTCGTAGGTCGGCTTGAGGCTTTTCGTCGCAGAGACATTCCAGCCATCCGGTCCCTGCACCCATTCCTGAGTCTTGACCTGTCTTACGACCGGACCCTTGATGATGCCGGCCTTGAGTCTTACAAAGTCGGAGACAAAGGCCCACTGTGCATCGTGAAAGCCCCCTTCGGTCATCTGGTCATCGATCTTCTGCGACATTCTAGCGCAACGTCTAACGGCTTCTTCCTGCACTTCCCGTAAAGCCTTGTCGCGTTTCGTCGTCGCGTACTCTCTGATTTCGTCCTTGATGTCGGAGAGATTGAACATCTCTCCGGCCTGCATAATTTGAGCTAAGACTTCCTGGTAGACCATCTCAGTCTCATTCATGATTTCGGCTTCAAGGTCTGGTTGAAGTTGCGCTACCGGAGTCGGTTGAATCGTCCACGGCTTGTCGTCTATCGGTCGGAGGATGTCGTTGATCCACGTTTCCGCTGCCCTACAGAGTTTCGCAGTCAGAAGGACATAGACTTCCGACCCGCCCATTTCCCTGATTGCCGCCAGAACGTCAGCTTCGTAGATGCCGTTATCCATTCTGAGGTTTCTAAGCATCTGCTGTTCAATCGGCTGTTTCGCCATTTTCGCAGCGTCCCAACATTTGTCGATGTATCCGGAAAGGGGAGAGATGATAGGGTTGTCTTGCGGGGCAGGGGTCTTGGAGGCTTGTTCGGCAAAGACGGCACTTGGAGGTCTGAATTTATGAAATCCGATGCTTGACACGCCGTCGATTGCTTGCATGTTTGCTCCAAAAAAGAAAGGGCCGGATAGCGTCAAGTTTCCTTGATTACCATCCGGCCCTCTCGTTCAATCATCCTCCACCATCGAGGAGGCGACTTTAAGATTCCGAAAATTATTTGTCAGGAGTTCTTTCCACTCCCAAAGTCACCGGTTTCCTATGCCTTTCGGTCACAGGCTCAACCCCGAAGGGTCACGCGGCCCGTCAGTGCTGCCGCCATGGGGCCCAACCGGAACCCTCGCACATAAAGGGCTTGCGCCCTCACCTTATAGTCTTGGAAACCGATACCTTCGCATCCTGAATACCCCCTTGTGACACGTTGACAAGAATCATAACCTCGCCTGTATGCGTAACAGGCATCTCACCTTCTCTTTTCAAGTCCTTTAGCAAATTAATTAACCACAAGGGCTTGTTCATGAAAAGCACAGAAACATACAATTAAGCGTTTGTCAACTTTTATTTTCATTCCTGATGCTGTCGAGAATTAGCTTGTCCATGTTATCCGCCATATATTGTGCTGCCTTAGCATAGCCACTATCGAATCCCGACACGTACCCATCCGTATCAACCTTGACTGTATGTTTGACAGGTGCAGGGATAGCACTAACTTTGACCTCATCCCCGATCTCAATCGTAATCTTATCCGCCTCAGCTACGTCAATCCCCTCCATGCGCATCATCACGGACAACGCAGAGAGTAATTCCCTGCCTGACTCGATCTGCATCTTCTGGAAAGTTTCGAGAGAGATGGTGATGGAGGTCGGTTTCGGGGGAGAGGCGGCTACGTTTCCAGATGTCATAGGCGGCACAAGATATTGCCTTTGGTACTCTTCCCATTGCCGTCGTGCATGTTCAGCAAGCGCCCTTTGCCTCTCACTCTCTTCAGCCGAAATCATGACACTTTTAGGTTCAACACCAATACCTAGCAATTTATCACGCAATTCCGTCCATCTGCTCATACCGTCTCCCCCATGAGTCTCGCATAGACTATCGCTGCGGTTATATCTTCGTCGGTTGCGCCAATCTGCTTTAACGCGGCACGTTGCCAGTCGCCTGACCAGGTAGGGATGTCGCCAACCTTTACCATCACGTCTTCTTCTACCTCGGTCACAAAATACCTCGCATGACCAAACCTATTAGAGTTTTGAGGAATCACGTACACTACTCCTTTGAACTCAAGCACCGGCTCTATCTTCGGATGCCATTTCAAGGGATTGCGCGTCAAAACGGCAAATCCCATTCTGGCTTGACCCGCACCACGTTTCCACTGAAGTCGATGTCGATTCTTAGCCCGTCATGATGCTCTAAGTCCACCCCATGCAACCTCATCTGCATCTTCAGCGTCGTGATTAACGCTTCCGGTGTCTCGCAGGGGAGTTTCATGAAGTCGTAGAGAGGGATGTGCAGCGTGTTTTGGGACGTGGGCCACTGCTTCACAGAATACTACCCCACTGGTCCCCTCGAAGAATGGCGCAAACCTGAGTCTCAGAGATACCATATTGTTTGCCTATTGTACCGGAGGTAACAGACCTACCGATAGACCTTATCTCTTTGACTTGATCCAGAGTCAGTTTTGCTCTGCCACCCCTTCCTTTCTTAACCATATCCTGCATGTTATCAGTATGGTCGCCAAGAAAAAGATGTTTAGGATTAACGCAACCGGGGTTATCGCACTTGTGAAGGACGTGTAAGCCTTCCGGAATTGGACCGTAAGTGAGTTCCCATGCGACACGGTTTGCTTTTTTATTTTTACCATTGATCCTTATCGCCCCATAGCGACTTTTGCTACCCGTCCACTCCCAACAATATTCAGTTTTGAGAACCTTCTCCCAAAACCTTTCAACCAATGGTCGACTTGGAGAATGCCCGTGAATGTATTTAACAGGCTCTCCTTTGATTTGGCCCTTTGCAAACCGGCTACAGCCAGCAACACTAGTCTTAACTCCACAACCGCAATGACAATAACCATAAGGGATGTCAGACATTGCCACGCTCCCTTTTCTCGAAATAGAGATCCAGGGCGCGTCTGATAATTTCTGACATGGTTTGTCCGGTAGATGCTTTTTCTTGTTTTAGTTTTTCAGTGTAGTTTTTTGGCAGGCTAATTGTTTGGTTCATGCGCTTGCTCCTTTGTGGGCAGATGTAATTCACAAGCGCACTATACGTAACGACTAATCAAAAGTCAAGCTAATTTCACACACCGCCCCACCCCCCCCTGTTACCACCTGAACTTCTACCTTCTTTAATATGAGATGGTTTCGGACGTTGAGGGATTGGGACCTTGAGGCGTAAATACTTGCCAATGGCTATGGAAATAACTCTATCATCGTGCCAACCTTGTTCAGCTTCTTCTTTCGAACCACATTTTTTGAAGCCAAGCATTTCGCTGAATGTTTCGGCGCAATTTATACCATGAGTCCCTTCGATACACTCAAGTTTGAGAGTGTCAAGGATCTCGGTTCTTGTCTTGGAACTCGTTACCCATCCCCACCGTTTACGTGGTTTACCTGGCGGTTCAGGGACCATCTCCATGTGGATTCTGGGGTATCCGGAGTCAACTATTTCGGTGACAGTCGTAAGGCCGTGGTTGTTACGCTCAGGGGCTAAATACGCCACGTTATATCTTCTACCAAGAGACACCAGTATTTGACCATATATCTTGGGAGGCCATTTGCCATGGAGATGCGCCACTTGTTCGCCTGTTCGATGGTCTATAACATCAGCCGAATCAAAATCCCCGCTTTCAAGGCCTTCGGCCACGTCAGCACTGATGATATACGATGCTCCGACTTTAGGTTCTTGCCACACACGGAGTTCTCCGTCTTCTTTTGCGTACCATACGCCCGTTGACGGCATACACGAATAACGTACTTTGGGCGGTTTTGCTGCATCTCTAAAAGCCGCAATCTTTTTGTTGTCAAAAACTGGAACTCCAGTTGAAAGAAACGCCTCTTCTGGTGTAGAAGGGTGCATTTCGTTAAATTTCTCAATAATGCCATCGGCATCATTATCAATCGTGTATCTGCGCCAATACATCTGTTCATCATCTAAATTGAACTGAGTTTTTATTTCGATCTCTTCTTCTGTTAAAACAAAATCAGAAGGTACAAGCATCCTATTCAGTTCAAAAATAAACCAGGGAAAAAAGATTGCCGTGTAGTTATTTGACTTGTTGGCGGATTCGTTGACTTCCTCTTCAACTATTGGTTCACCGTTATCGTCCAGCCTTTTCACAAAATATCTGTAACGGCACCCCCAAAATCTTCGGTATACTTCCCCCCCAACGCCGTCTGCTGTGCCTTCAATCACTACTTCTGTACCTGGTTCGGGAGGTACGCATGGCAGTACAGCCTTAATCAGACCTTCTGCATTCTCTCGGGGCAGCTTAAAGGCATCAGATATATGAAGTCGATGCACTGCTTGCCCCGAACCAACGTCATCTTTACCGCCAGTCGCAACACGAAAAGCAGAATCAAGTCCGGTCCCTTGCGCATTATTGAACTCTAAAAGACGGGCATTGTTGGCGAGGACATCTGGCCTTTCTTTTGCCGGGATATTGTTGTGAAAGCGTTTGACCATCTTGAAAATGAACTCACTAGCAGCAGGTTCGTGTGTAATTTGCATGCAATATGTGCTTGGATTACTCGTAACATGCTGGTAATTTTTCCCAGAAAAAAGCGTTGATATGCCCTGCCGCCTGCCTTTCAAAATAACCACTCTGACTAAACGGCCTTTGGCTATGATTTTTCTTTCAATCTTTTCATAAAGTCGTTGTGGACCGTTAAGTATGAAACGCTCAAAGCCGCCCCCCTCCCTCGGCTGCACCTTGAGCTTTGTCCTGGCGTATTCCTCGAAATCCACCGACATCTTGAGATCGGCAATGAGTTCCGCTATCTGATCGGCACTGAGGTCTTCAAATTGTTGGAGGGCGTTAGTCATATTACAACCTAAAAAGATTTCTGATGTTCATTATGCCAAACACCACATTGATGATTATATTGAACACACCAGCCCCAACAATAAAATCAGTTGGCGCTCTTTTTATCAAAACAACTTGCAACGCAATCAAACCCGCCTGTAATAATATCAGGCCAACTAAAAACAAGTAGTTCATTCTCCACCCCCCTGTTGTTTCATCTCAAGCATCTTCTGAAGATCCGCCAACATGCTCGGATTCGCCTTGACCTCTGCTATTAGTTGCACCTTCTGCTCGTACTTGAACTCTTCGATGACAACCTTCTTCTCCGGCATCGCCTGTTGCGCCTCCGCAGCAAACTTCGCCGCATCCATTCTCGCTCGATGGTCGGGATACATCTTGATGACTTCCTTCGTCACC